CAGGCGCGTCATCTTCGATGACTTCTTGGGGTGTGTCTTCAGGTTCACCGTCAAGGCTAATCCACTCCACGATGTCAAACATCGGCGTGTAGATACGCCCGTAGGCTTTGTGCTGATAGTGTTCTTTACCAAGAGATACAACAGCAACAGGTTTAGTTTGGTCTGTTTCTACCTGATTAGCGATATTGACTGCTAATGTTTGCACCGCACGTTTACCGCCCACGCTAGTGACGGTGTAACGGACTTCTTCGCCTTTGTCTTCACCGTCAATACATTTAAGCGAAAATCCCACTTGCGTTTCCCAACCGCGTTTAGCGGCGGCAGGCGCAGGTTCAACTTGTGGCAATGGTTCAGTCACGCTAACCATTTTCTCACCTAATACTTCACCTTCACCCCACGCAATAAAGCCGTGCGTAAAGCTGAACGGATTAACTGCCCAAACAGAATCATTGTCCACTTCAGTTTCAGACGCGCCATATACCCAGTGACCTGTTCTGTCCATTTTAAGGATAGTCACGCCACCTGAAGTATTGGTGTCAGTTTGAATGTTACGAAGTGCATTAGAGATGCTGTTAACTGCTGGAAGGTTGGCGTTGCCAAATACAGATACATTGTTCATTTTAATTTACCTTTAAAGTTTATTGAGGGCATTTGTTAAATGTTGCCCGATTAGTAAGACAGTAGGGCGCGGGTCAGATTCGTGCGCCATCGTACTGCCAGAAGATACCACTGCGACAACATCATCCGGCATGGGCAGTTTCAGAGCCTTTAATTTCTTCTCTGCTTGCGCCGGCGAAACCAATTTGGAATCGTAGATGTCATCATTTGTCAGACCAAGAGCCAAAAGCGATTCGACTGCTTCTGATTCATTAGTCCATTTTCTTGTCCCACGCTTTGCAACAAGTTTGTAGTTAGGGACAGGTTTGCCCGCTTCAAGCATTTGAAACGCTAATGCTCTCAAATCGGTAATCCATTGTTCCAGAATTTCAGCTTGTTGTAAATAGTTTGCAATAGATTCTGCATCAATATTATCAAGCGTTGCTTTAAGCGCCCTATCTACCTCACCTGTCATTAACGGACAAGTTGGTTTAGCCGCGCACCACTTGCAGTGTTTGCCACTGGCTAACGGTGCATCAGGTGTTTCAGACAAATCGATAGCTTTCTTAAGCGTTTTCTCAAACTCACGAATGCGCTTGGCGGTGGTTTTCCAGCGCTTAACAGACGGGGGTTGAACAATCACAAGCTCAATAGCCGCCGCGCCGTCAAACACCCATTCTAGCCCTTTTGTACGCATAGCGGCGGCGGCGTAGAACATGAGCTGCTCGTTTTCTTCTACTTCCACGCTAACGCCACTGCCAAACTTCCAATCAAGAATAACAGCGCGGTCGCCTAATCTGCCAATAAGGTCAACGCTACCAAACACCTCCGGCAAGAAATCACCATAGCTAACGTTAGCTTCGACGGTAAACTCCATGCTCTTAGTTGGGTCAATTTCATCAAGCGCCGCAAGCGCAGGTTCAATCTTTTCTTTTGCCAACTCAGTTGTCATATCAATACCTGCATACGACAAACTGTAAATGTTAAAGTTATCTTCAGTGAGTAACTTTTCCATCGCAAGGTGACAAAGCGTCCCTTCATCGGCATACGATGATGATGGTTTAGGTGGCATTTGTTGCACCAGCTTAACACTGGCAGGACACGCGATAACTCGTTTGGCGGTGCTACCGCCGGCAATACTTGAATGGCTCATTTTGTTTCCTTTACTTTTAATGCGCGTAACGTGGCAGCTAAAAAACTAATGTCTACTTCTTTGCGAGTTTTTTTAGCTTTGCTAAACGTGTAACGCTTAGGTTGATAGTAATTTTCTACTATATAGTCGTAAAAACACTGTTGCGCTTCAGCAAGGTCTTCATACATAAATCACCTCTAATTGTTTAATGAGATTGCAGTATATCAAAAAAAGTTTGCAAAGAAAAGTTTGCAATGATAAACTTTAGCCATGTTAGAAAAAGACATTGAAAAATATTTAATAAAAGTCGTCAAAGAAATGGGCGGCAAATCATATAAGTTCACCTCTCCAGCGTGTCGGGGAGTGGCAGATAGAATCGTGTGTTTACCTAATGGCAGTGCATGGTTTATTGAGCTTAAAACCGCAGGTGGCAGTTTGTCAGCACTGCAAAAAATCTTTGCGTCAGACATGAGCAAACTTAATCAAAAGTACGCTTGTCTTTGGAGCAAAGAAGATATTAACAACTGGAGAGAGAACAATGATTGAATTTTTAAAGATGTTAGATGAAACAGGCATTGCTTATGTTATTTTTATTTTAACCGCTGTTTATTTTTGGACAAAAAGCAATAAAGCAACGACCGAGCTTTACACAATTAAACGCGAATTATTAAAATTAAAGGCGGTTTTATGAGCGCAACATTAGCACTAACGCTGTCATTTTTGACAGTAGACACAAACACCGACAAACGCGGGCGCACAATTACGCATGAAACGATTGCTTACACTACGAGTGTAATCCCCTATGACAGCATGATGGCTTGCGCCAATGCGCAACAGGAATGGCAGTTTGCTGTTGGCGCATATCAGATGTCAAAGCGTCCTACGCGCGTTATTATGGCTGTGTGTAATGACTCAGCTACGGGGACAGTACAATGAGTAAAGAAAGAGAGTTATTGGAAAGGGTATTGACATCTGAGCTGTGGTCAGTACAAGAAGAACTACAAAGTAAAATTAGAGAACTACTCGCAGAGCCTGAGCAAAAACCAGCGGCTTGGATGTATGAATTTACCGGAGAATTAGACGTTAGATTGGAGAGAACAGCTAGGGTGATTTTGCTGCTAGAAAAACAAGATTGGGTAGAAAGCCGTACAACAGGGAGTTACGTTGAATCACCCCTCTACACATCACCCAAACGCGAGCCACCAATTACATCGCGTGAAATGTATCAAAGAGGTTACGCAGCGGCAGAGCGTGATTTAAAACGCGAGCCTTTGAGTGATGATTGGATTAAAGACAATATACATTTAATTCATCAAGATGTTTCTTTTACTGATTTAGTTCGCAGTATTGAAAAAGCACACGGTATTGGAGATGCGAAGTGACCGAGATAACTTTAAAAGCCTACTGCGCGGCACATAAAGTTAGCCGCACGAGCATAGACTATCACATTGCTAAGATGGGAATATATCCTGCTGGCAGCACACGCGTATGTGAAGCAGGCGCGCCTTCGTTCTTGTGGCGCGTTAAAGACTTAGACAAAGCCAGACTTAGACTTGGCATTAGAGGGAATGGAAAATGAAAGATGAACTACTTTGGATTGCAGTCGGCGCGTTTTTGATTGGCGCTATTGCATCAACGTTGACAATTTACGCCACGCATAGACATTATTACGAAATCACCAAAACAACTATTGGTGAGTTTATCATTCACGACGGGCGCATTTACTCAGTATATGAGATGGAACGTAATGTTCGTGGGGAGATGGTAGCAAAATGATTCACTATCACGGCACACCGATTGGCGGAACACGTCAAGACGTAGCGCGTTTTTTAGTTGGTCGCCACGCTTTAATCCCGTTTGGAAGACAAGATGACACTGGCGCGGTGCTAGAGTTTTGCCAATCTTTTGTGCTAGATAATGGCGCGTTTAGCCATTGGAAAAAAGGCCACGGCGCAATTAATTTTGATGCTTATTTAGCATGGGCGCAATCGCTATGCCGCCACCCATCTTTTGACTGGGCATTAATCCCCGATATTATTGATGGCACAGAAGAAGATAACAAAAACTGGGTGCTAAAATGGACTAGAACAGGAACAAAAGCAAAAGGTGTTCCTGTGTGGCATTTGCATGAGTCTTTTGAATATCTTGAATGGCTTATTGATTCTTTTGAAATTGTGGCGTTAGGTAGCAGTGGAGATTATGCAACACCAAACACAAAAAAATGGTGGGGTAGAATGTCAGAAGTAATGAGGATTGTTACGGATGATAAGGGAATGCCTAAATGTAAATTACACGGTTTGCGTATGCTTAACCCTAAAGTGTTTACTAAACTGCCATTGTCATCAGCAGATTCAACTAACGCCGCAGTAAATTGCGGGTCACTTGACCGATTTGGAATTTATAAACCTGCTACTGCTGCTCAGAGAGCAGCGGTAATTGCAGACAGAATTGAGCAACATAATTCCGCGCCATTTTGGATAGAAAATTTAGAGGGTACAGAATGACTAAAGAAGAATTATACAAGCGCCTGACAATGGCGCAGAAAAACAAGAAGGAGTTGAAGAAAATTAAACTTCAACTACTCAAAGAAATCGAGCAGTTAAAGTTAATGCTTCGCGCATTGGAGGAAGGCTAATGCAAATTGACGACATTGCAGCATTAACATTTTATGCGCTTGGGTTAATACTGGCGGGGTTATGGCTATGGCATTATTGATTACGCCAGTACAACCTACAGCGCCTGCGCCAACAGCGGTAGCCTGTAAACATGACCACTGGCGCGTATATAATAGCCTTGGTTACCGCGAGTGTGACCGTTGCAAAGAACAAAGACCTATTTTTAACGATATATGGCACCAAAGATGAACATTTCACAGATATTCATAGGGCTGTCGCCCTTTTTAAAAGACAGATTTATAAGCGAGGTGTTTACGCTCGGACTTATTAACGAGCTACACGAGCAACGCTTTCGTGCTAGATGCCGGCGCTTGATACGTCAGCATAACGGTGAAACGCGCAAGCTATACAAAGCGCTAAACAACTTAACAATGGATGACAGGCTACAATTTTTTGACGTGGTGAGCGGGCATGAATGACAAAGATTTAGATATAGTAAGAGAAGCGGTAAAGTACAACAGCACAACAGGTCACTTTTACAAAGGGGGCGCAACAACGCCTGCGGCGCTTAACTGGAAAAACAAAAACGCTACGATTAACGTTAAGAAAAGTGGCTTGCACTCTAACTTTTTAGCGTGGAAAGTTGCCGTGTTGTTAGCCTACGGCTATTACCCTGCGCATACTGACGCGGTAGAGTATTTAGATGACAACCCATCTAATCTGCGCATCCGCAACATTAAAGTCATTAAGGTGTCTGAAGACGAGATGACCATGATTGATTTCTGTGACGAAAACGATTTGCGCTACCCTAGCGTGTCTGCGCTCATGCGCGGTGAACCGTTTACCCGCAGAATAGAGAACGGGTATTCAAGAGCGTATTTTCGTAAAAGTTTATTAGAACAGAACTGCGCTAAATTGCTTGCTAAAAGAACCCGCGATGAAGAAATTAGAGCTAAACCTAAACGCCCAATGGGTAGACGTCGTAATCAGCATTTTATGGATTTTTTAAGAACGCACTACTTAGTGCCTAAACGTTGGGAGATGACGCTATGCTAAAAGGTGACAGTGTACATGAGAGCGATAGTGTAAACGCGCCAGCACATTATCAAGGCGACAAGATGCAGTGCATCGACGCGATGCAGGCAATGCTTACGCAAGATGAGTTTCGTGGGTATTTGCGCGGTAATGTTTTTAAGTATCAATGGCGCTTTAGAGTAAAAGGCGGGGTTGAAGATTTACGCAAAGCAAGATGGTATTTAGACAGACTAATCAAATTGGAGAATTTCTAATGTACGCATTTAAAAGTGGACCTGTTGACCAAGACCCAACCATTAAAGGTCTTCGTGGCGAAGATATGGAAAATTACATGAATTTGCTTAAATGGCTAGATACGGTACCGTTTAACCCCCTGAAGGTAAGCGACATTGTGCTGCCTTGGCGGGATAGATGAAACCAAAGCTCAAAACAATGAAGGGGGTGTGGATATGCTACACCCCGTGTTGCTCCATACCAATGATGGCAGACCACCCCAAAACGGCGTACTTAAGATGGAAATTTATTAATGCTAAGACCCAACCAGATAGAAGCTGTTGCCTTTTTGAGCCGAATAGACAAGGGCATGATTCTCGCCCCAGTGGGGGCGGGCAAAACAGCGATAACGCTAACCGCCATGAAGGAGGCGCTCGACACGGGCAGAGTGAGCCGATTCTTAGTGATAGCGCCAAAGCGTGTTTGCACGGACGTGTGGACGATAGAGCCGGCCAAGTGGGCACCTAGTCTTACGATATCTATAGCCGTTGGCTCGTTAGCGCAAAGATTGACAGCATTCGACGCGCCGTCACAGGTAGTGGTGACTAATTACGATACGCTGCAAACGCTACCGCCATTGCCTGACTTTGACGGCGTGGTGTTTGACGAGTTAACTGTTTTAAAGAACCCATCAGGTAAACGTTTTAAAGCGTTGTTTGCGCGTATCAAAGACTTCAAGATTAAATGGGGTCTTACTGGCTCGTTTACCAGCAACGGACTTGAAGACGTATTTGGGCAGTGCAAGATAGTAGACGCGTCGCTTCTTGGAAAGTCTAAGACCGCGTTTCTTCAAAAGTATTTTGTGCTTCTTAACAAAGACTTTGGTGAGTGGGTAGCTAAGTCCACTTCATTGCGTGATGTAATGGCGGAAATTAAGCCTGCAACGTATCTTATCGACACGCAAGAGTATATGGATACTTTGCCTCCGCTTAACGTTGTGCCAGTCAAATGCGCAATGGATATGAAGCAGTACAAAGAGATGAAGAAAGACTTTGTAGTGTATTACGAAGAAAAAGAAATCATAGCGGTTAACGCCGCTGTGGTGGTGAACAAACTGCAACAAATGGCTAGCGGGTTCTCCTACATTGAAGGGTATCCTGCTGCATGGTTCTCGCGCCACAAGTTTGACCGGCTTGATGAAGTACTGGCAGAAAACCAACACGCCAATACAATTATCGTGTACAACTTTCAGGCAGAGCTTGAAGAGCTTAAGCGCAGATATCCAAACGCGCAAACAATCGATAAGCAAGGTGTTATCTCATCGTGGAACGCTGGGCGAGTAGAATTGCTACTCGTTCACCCTAAATCAGCAGGGCATGGGCTTAACCTTCAATTTGGCGGCAGTAAAATGGTGTTCCTGTCGCTTCCTTGGTCACTTGATAGATATGAGCAGACCATTGGGCGGTTGCACCGTAGTGGACAAAAGAATGCAGTATATTGCTATGTACTGCTAACAGACAAAACCGTAGACGAGCGCATATTCGCAAGTCTGCATGACAAACGCGCAATTTCAGATATTGCCTTAGAGGAATTAAAATGAACAACTTAACATGGCGCGACATCTTCTTTAATTTGAATAATTACACAGAAGATGAATTACAGGGGATGATTGAGTCAGAGCGTCACGGTAAACGTAGACGCTCTATTTTGGTACGGCTGCATCAGCGCTACTGCATACTCCGCGCTAACCGTGAACGTGAAGAAATACTTGCTTAAGAAACTACATCAATAATATCAATAACAGCTTCAACTGGATGTTCTACCACTTCCTCTGCAACCTCAGCCACACTGTCTACAACGTGGCTGACGTGGTCTACTAAGTCTTTAAATGGGTTATTCATCATCGTGTCCTAAAAATAATTCTGCCTCTGCATTTCTGCGTCGCGTTAAGCCGGCTAATTCTTTACCGGCGGCCTTGTTCCATCTTAAAAACTGCTTTGCTACTTCTGCTTTATCATCACCTGCTTTTAACATCTTAACAAGCGTTGACGAAACTAAATTTCCGCTGCCAATGTTATAGCAGAGGCAAACAAGCGCGTCAAACTGGTTTTGCGTAAGCGGCACACCAATAGCGTTAACCGTATGTTCATACGCGCCTACCGTATGCGCTAATAGTTGCATAGCCGCGGCTTCTCCCGGCAGCGCTTGATTTGCTTTCACTGGACTGCCATCAGCGTAGCGCGTTGAGCCTATGCCAATCGTCCAAACACCTGCTGGGCATTTATAGCTTTGCAGCTTATAACCTTCAAATTCTTTAATTAGGGCTAACCCTTTTTCACCTATCTTCATTTCTTTTCTCGTAGCAATAGAATAGTGGTCAGTTTTTGCGTCAGCCTTATCATGTCGTTATCTAGCACCCGCACTTGGTCGATTAGCTCGATTAGCGCGTCTGTGGCTTCTTTCAGGATAGGCTTTACGACGGCGGTTGCCCAAAGCCATACAAAGTATACAATGTAACCCATGCCGCCAGCGGCAATAATTGGGAATCCATACTGGTTAATATATTTAGCGATTGCATCGGCGTCCATTAGTCTTTCCTCTCAGCAGGAGGTGGTCTTGGTTTTTCTTGCGGTATGTTAAGCGCTGTTGACGCCAAATCATCAATTTTGGTGATGTCTTGCGACATGGCTGTAACACGTTTATCAAGTTGCTTGATAATGCCAATTAGGCTTTTAATTTTCTCAAGCACGCTATCAAGCAGAAATTTCTGCGTCAGGTAGACAAAATACATTCCGCCAGTCGCCGCCGCGATAGGAAATCCTACGTCCGAAGCAAATTGCAGGAATTCCATTACTTACTCGTCCACCAAGCAATAAAAGAAAATATCGCTCCAACGGTAAATACGATGCCTCCAATAAAGCCTTTATAGCGCGTTTGCTCGGTTTTCATCTCGTCAAGCGCGGCTATGATAGCGTCTAGCTTTCTTCCTCTGTCTTCAAACACTTCTTCTAGTGCATCAATGCGCTGTTCTACTTTAGCTAAACGGCAGGCTTCGTCGGGCATCTCGACCTCACTTCAAGAATCTAAGTTTATAAAGAACGGTAAAATAGGTTTCCATAATACCATCAATCAAGTTTTGAATTGGCGTGTCATCTTTACCGCAGACTTTATAGCGGTTTTCATCAATCCACGTCACTTGTTTCTTTAAGAAGTCTTCAATATTATCGA